ATAGATTTAGAGAATCAAGTTAATCAAGCATTAGAAGATGCACCAGAATTAGCAGGTGGAGATTTAGAACAACCAATAACAATTACATTTGGTAGATTCAATCCACCAACAGTAGGACACGAGAAGTTATTACAAGCAGCAAGTAAGATATCTGCTGGTGGAGATCTTAAGGTATATCCATCAAGAACTCATGAACCAAAGAAGAATCCATTAAGTCCTGGATCTAAAATTGAATTCATGAAGAAGATGTTTCCTGATCATGAAGAGAGTATTGTTGATAATCCAAAGATGAAATCTATCTTTGATGTACTTAAGAGTGTATCGAATGCTGGATATAGTAGTATTAATATTGTAGTAGGTGCAGATAGACAGGCAGAATTTGAAAGTCTTGCACAGAAATATAATGGTGAAGAAGGTTTCTATAACTTTGATCAGATACGTGTAGTCTCTGCAGGTACTCGTGATCCCGATGCAGAAGGTGTAGAAGGTATGTCTGCATCACTATTAAGAAAAGCAGTTATGGATGGTGATGGTGAAACTTTTAATAAAGGTATGCCAAAGGGATTATCTTCTCCTGACATTCAAGCACTGTTTAATTCAGTTAAGAAAGGGTTGAGTGTTCCTGCTAAGAAGAAAGAAACAAAAGAGAAGAAAGAAACAAAAGAATCTTATGATTTGTGGGAAGTAGCACCTAAGTATGATTGGAAGAATCTTCGTGATAATTATGTTAAGGAGAATGTATTTAATGTTGGTGATACTATTGAAAATTTAAATACAGGAATTATAGGTCGTATTATTCGTAGAGGGACTAACTATCTAATTTGCCTTGCCGAGAATAATGTTATGTTTAAATCTTGGATTAAAGATGTAACAGAACAAAAGAACACAGAAGTATCTGGTGTTCCTGCACAACAAAGATTAGTTGGTACTGATTCTCTTAGAAAGTATGCAGAGAAAATGGTTCCTGGATCTACATGGGGACAGCAATTCATAAATAAGTATAGGCAAAAAAGCAAAAGTAAGTGACACATTTAAATCAACTTTCTAAAGTATATCTTCAACAAATTTCTGAAGCATTAACTCCAGAGCAAAGAGCTGCTGCACAAGAAATCCTTAATAAGGAGACTGGTGTGGATAAAAAGAAAGAAGAGATGAGAGCCAAGAAGAAGAGATCTGAGATTAGAAAGGAAAAGGAATTAGAATTGAAGCAAGCAAATCTTGATATTAGAAAGAGACGTGAAGATAGAAGAGATCAGAGTGCAAAGGATAGAGAAAGTAATAAGGGAGATCAGGAAAAAAGGGACGCACTAAAAACAAAGCAAAGAGATCTTGCTAAGAAAGTTGGTGAGAAATCTAGAGCAGCTTCTGGAGCAAGTAAAGCAGCTAAGGCATCTCTAGCAAGTGTAAAACCAAAAGAAACTATTACTGACAAAGATGGTGATGGAACTGCATTAGGTAAGTTAGGTGCTAATGTAGCAAGAGCAGGTGCTGGTGTTGCTGGTGCAACTTTAAATACAGTAAAATCTATTCGTTTACGTCAACAAGCAAAGAAGACACAAGGAACATTAGATAAGACAAAGGTTCAAGAGGACACATTACTTGAGGTAGATGAAATGGATTCTAAAGAGGAAAAAACTAAGAAAGTTATTGATGTAATGAGGGGTAAGAATAAAGTTGAAGTAAACCCCAAACTTAAAGCAGAAGAAGTAGAAATTGTAAATGAAGTTAGTAAGAAAACTTTAGGTAGTTACGTTAAGAAAGCAGCAACAGAAATAGGAACCAGTGCTATGAAAGGTGACTATAAGAAAATGCAGAAGAGACATAAAGGTGTATTAGATGCAAGTGATAAAATGACAAAAGAAGAAGTAATACCAGAGGCAAAGGTAGATAAAGGTCGTTCTGATTATGGTAAAGCATCTATCAGAAACTATAGAAGAATGGGGCCAGGTCATGATGATCCTGGTATGTTTGATCCATCAGGAAAGAGAGGAAAAACTATTGAGAAACGTAAGGAAGAGCACAAAGCAAGAAGAGGTGTTAAAGGTGCAAAAGTTCCTGCATATAAAAAAGAAGAGGTAGAAGTCGATGAAAGTATGAAGCAAGCACGTAAGAACGTTGGTGCATCTACTTGTTGGGACGGTTACAAGGCAAAAGGAACTAAGAAGAAGGGTGGTAAGGTTGTTCCTAATTGTGTTAAGGAAACTATATCTGATTGGAGATCTGAGGTAGAAGAGGCGGCTGCTTGGACTAAGAAAGCAGGTAAGAATAAAGAAGGTGGATTGAATGAGAAGGGTAGAAAATCTTATGAACGTGAGAATCCTGGTAGTGATCTAAAAGCACCACAACCTGAAGGTGGATCTAGGAAAAAATCATTCTGTGCTCGTATGGGTGGAATGAAAAAGAAACTTACTAGTTCTAAGACTGCTAATGATCCAGATTCAAGGATTAATAAGGCACTTCGTAAGTGGAAATGTAATGAAGAAGATCAAAAAAGAGATGAGTATGGTGATCTAATAGGCGGGCCAAAAATATCAAAGAAACAACTCAAGAAGAATCTTGCAAAGAATGAACCTGATGAGAAGCATACAACAACAACTTCTGAGGGAAGTTCATATGGATTATATAAAGGATCAGGTAAACCATCAGGTGCTATGGCTGCATTTACAAAGAAAGACAAAGACAAGAAAAAGAAAAAAATGAAAGAAGACGTGACCATTCAAGATGCCAAAGGTAGAGATTTCTTAGAGATTATTGATATTGTTAAACCTCAACCTATGAAGTCACCAAAGAATAATGTTCAGTGGACTGAGGAGAAGATTGTTAAATTAATGAAAAAGGCAAATGAAAAGAAAAGAAAGAATGCACTGCAAATTAATAAGATAGTTGGCACACAGTAAATATTGTGGTATAATATTTTGAGGTATTAAGTTATTATGGCAGCAGATGCACTTGAAAAATGGAATAGAGGTAGGACTTTATTATTAGAGTCATTGTATAAACCCGATACTAAACTTCGTGGTTGTGCTTACAATCAAGATTGTTATGATGAAATGATATCATTAAGAGATAGTGTCATTGAATATGTGAAGAGTTTGCCTAATCCTCATACACCACCATTAGAATTTAAATAGTAATCTTGCTATATAGTGTAGATTTTAAGATTAGTTATGTTATCATTCCTATTACCCTTTGCATCAAAAATAGTTTCAGATGCAGTTTCTAAAATTCCTGATGATTCAGATTTGGGAGAAAAACTTATTGACTTGTGTTTAGTCATTTTAAAAAAAGCAGTCAAATTAACTAAGACTGATATGGATGACAAGTTACTAGAACAAGTAGAGAAGGCACTGCAGACTAGGTAATTTCAGAGATATATAAATATCTCTAGAAAAGAAATTCGTAGGTAAAACACATGGCTCTTTGGGGTTCAAGCGATTTAGTTTACACATCTGATGGTTCTGGTTCCACCGTGGCCGTTAGTGGCGTAACTATTACTGGAACTGGTACAACATTTAATACTGCTGGTCTAATTGCTGCTGGCGATGTTATTACTATTGGTACTGGTGCTAGTTGTGGAGAAGGTATTGTTGCAAGTGTTAACTCTGCAACTTCTATAACTCTTGTTAATGCAGATAATATACTTGATACTGGACACAGCATTACTGGTGAATCATTTGAGGTTGTACAAAAACCAATCTCTACTTTAGGTGATAGTAATTACAGTGCAAATGAAATATTTGGTGTTTCTGCTGCAGAAGAAGAAGCAGCTAGAGGAGACTCCTCTATCTATAGACCAGCACATGCAGGTTGGGTTGGAATTACTTCTTACACAGATATGCATGGTAACCAAAGAGTTAAGACAGAAGTTCTAGTTGCCAAGAGTACTATTACTGATGATGCATCTGATGATACAATTCTACCAGATACTTAAACTATAATCTATATGATTTAATATGAAATTTGATGAGTTGAATGAATCTAATTATATAATGTTTGCGATAAAACATTATGATAATCCTCAAGCGGTTACAGAAGATGACTTCTATGAGGACATGAAAAGATTTAAATGGATAAAAAGACTCCTGAACAAATACAAAAATTCAGGAGATCTCAATATTCATTTACTAATGAATCATTTCATCATATTGTATAATGTATTTGGAGAGGCAACTACTCCATTATTGTTTTATAAGATTGATAAGGAATTGTGGGGTGTTCTAAAAACTTTTATAGTTTATCTTGGAAGACTACCAGAATATCCAAAGACTAGTTTACATGATGTTCCACTTGATAAGAACTGTATGGAACTGTTAAAAGAGTTATGAAAAATTTTAGGGACTTTATGGAAGATGCACCCATTAACAATGTTGGTGGTGGTAACATAGCTGGCACACCAGAATCTGGTGACCATCCTCCAGTCCGTAAAAAGAAGAAAAGAAAACCAACTCCAGTTGGTAGATACGGATCACGTAAAGCATGGTTGGCCAACCTGAAAGAAAAATGAGACAGAACGAAGCCATATTAGAAAGACTAGAGAGAGTAATAGAAACTCTTCAGGATAATTCAGTTAAGATGGGACAAATGCTTGCTGTTCATGATGAGAAACTAACAAAGCAGGACAGAATAGATGCAGTATTATTTGAGAAAGTGGAATCGGTTCACCGAGAGGTCAACCGTTCGACTAAGGAGATTAAGGCAGGATGTGAGAGAGATATTCGCAAGGTAGATGAAAGACTCAGACTCATGGAAAAAAAAATGTGGAGCATATTTGGTGCTCTTTCTATTATTTCTTTCGTCGTGTCTCCAGTCGGACAAAAAATCCTAGCACCAATGTTTCAATCGTCACCTTCTATCTTGACACCAGTAAGAGAATAAAGTATAATATTAAAAAAATAATTATTATTTAATGAGTGAAGTGAATTTTAAGAAGCATCGTGTCTTTCGTGAGACGGACGATGTTATTTTTTATGATATATCGGTAGATGAATCAAATGCTGCTGACCTTGTAGTACACACAGGTGCTGCTACATCACCACCAGAAGATTGTGTCGGAGCAAAGCAATTTTATATTCATGGATTCCAAGATGACTATAATCGTGTAGTATCTGGTGAAAGAACCTTTGAACTGGTAAACTTTGATTGGAAGTATCCATACCATATAGTCCATCTGAATCGTGCGAGTGGTGCGTTAGTGATACCTCGTGGCACATACCATCGTTCAGTATCAGGAGAGAATGGTTCAATTGTAATCAATCAGGCAAAGAGATATGAAGGTTTTGATCCAACTGAAGAGTTTATACCAAGATCCACTGCAATCAATCCTGATTTATATGCTATACTCTTAGCAGAAAAACCTGTAATTCATACGTTGGGTGAGTAATGAGTTTTGTTGATACTAAGTATATCGGACTAGTATCTGTTCGTTTGCAAAAATTTAGTAAGAAGAAGGAAGGTCTGTACACGTTCAGATGTCCTTATTGTGGTGATTCCCAGAAAAATAAGAATAAGACAAGAGGATATCTTTACAAATATAAAAACGATCATAACTTTAAGTGCCATAACTGTGGTCTTTCTAGAAGTTTTACTAACTTTCTTAAAGATCAAGATGTGGTGCTTTATGATCAATATGTCATGGAAAGATATAAGTCTGGACTGACTGGAAAGGCTACTACTACACCAGATATAAAGATTAAATCTAGTAAGCCTAACTTTTCAAAAAAGGACTTTGATCTTCCAAGAATCTCAGAACTAAATAAAGAACACCCTGCAAGAACATATCTTTCCAATCGCAAAATACCAGAGAAATGTTTAAGGGAATTATACTATTGTGACAAGTTTAAACGATGGACAAATGACCAAAAGTATACATTTGATGACTTAGAAAGTGATGAATCACGTATAATTATTCCATTAAGAGATCGTAACAAAATTTTTGGATTTCAGGGTAGGTCTCTTGATCCAAAAAACAAGTTACGATACATTACAATCATGCTCGACGAGGAGGCACCAAAGATTTATGGGTTGGATAAACTTAACAAAAACAACACAGTCTATGTTGTCGAAGGTCCATTCGATTCGCTTTTCTTGGAAAACTGTGTTGCTATGGCTGGGGCCGATCTTGATATTAGGTCGTGTGGTTGGAGCGATTATATTTGTGTTTATGATAACGAACCTCGCAGCAAAGAAATCGTTAAACGAATCGACAAGACCATTGATGGAGGAGGTAAGGTAGTTATATGGCCTAATAAAGTTCTCCAAAAGGACATAAATGAGATGCATCTTGCTGGACATGATGTAAAAAAGATGATAGAATCTAATTCCTACCAAGGATTAAAAGCAAAAGTACAACTTAACAAGTGGAAACGAGTATGAGCAACGGAACAAAAGTCGTAAAAAGAGATGGACATAGTGAGGTCTTGAACATTGAAAAGGTTCATAAGATGACTGAGGAAGCGTGTGAGGGACTCGCAGGAGTCTCTGCATCTCAGGTAGAAATACAATCTGGATTACAATTCTATGATGGTATTACAACTGCAGAAATACAAGAGATACTTGTAAGATCTGCTTCAGATTTAATTGATTTAGATAGTCCTAATTACCAGTTTGTTGCTGCTCGTCTTTTACTTTATGGATTATATAAACAAGTTTTTGGGAATTCATGGAGAAATGGACTTCCATATATTTTAGATCATCTTAAGGTTGGATCTGAGAAAGGAATATATGATTCAACTTTACCTAGTTCTTATTCTTCATCTGAATGGGAAAAATTAAATTCATGGATAGATCATGATAGAGATTTTATATTCACTTATGCAGGTCTTCGTCAAGTAGTTGACAAGTATCTTGTACAAGATAGAAGTTCTAATGAATTGTATGAGACTCCTCAATACATGTACATGCTTATTGCAGCAACAATTTTTAAAAATTACCCTATAGAAACGAGGTTAAATTATGTTAGACGATACTACGACGCAATCTCAAAACACAGAATCAACATCCCCACACCAATCATGGCAGGGGTCAGAACCCCCATTCGCCAATTTGCCTCATGTGTTCTTGTTGATGTTGATGACACCCTCGATAGCATTTTTAGCAGCGACATGGCTATTGGCAAGTATGTTGCACAAAGGGCGGGAATCGGTATTAACGCAGGTAGAATTCGTGGGATCAACAGCAAAATCAGGGGTGGAGAAGTTCAGCACACTGGGGTTGTCCCTTTCCTCAAAAAGTTTGAAAGCACTGTCAGGTGCTGCACTCAAAATGGCATCCGTGGTGGATCAGCGACTGTCCACTTCCCAATCTGGCACCAAGAAATACAAGATATAATTGTTTTAAAGAATAATAAAGGAACAGAAGATAACCGAGTCAGAAAACTCGACTACTCCATCCAGTTAAGTAAATTATTCTATGAGAGATTCTGTTCAAGTGAAAACATCAGTCTTTTCTCACCCCACGATGTACCTGGTTTGTATGATGCTTTTGGAACTGATGCTTTTGATGACCTTTATACTCGCTATGAGAATGATAAGTCAATCCCCAGAACCACTATTGGAGGACAGGAACTTATTCTTGATCTCCTTAAGGAACGTGCCGAGACTGGTAGAATATATTTGATGAACATAGATCATTGTAATACCCATAGTTCATTTAAGGATAAGATTAATATGAGTAATCTTTGTCAAGAGATTACATTACCTACAGATCCTATTGATCATATTGATGATCAGAATGGAGAGATTGCTCTATGTATTCTTTCTGCTATAAATGTTGGTAAGTTAAGAAATATTGAAGAAATGGAAGAACTATGTGATCTTTCTGTTCGTGGATTAGAAGAACTTATTGACTATCAAGAGTATCCAGTTGCAGCAGCAGAACATGCTACTAAGTCACGCAGATCTCTTGGAATAGGATATATTGGTCTTGCACATTACTTAGCTAAACTAGGTCATGGATACGGAGATAAGGAAGCATGGACTGCAGTTCATAAACTTACAGAGGCTTTCCAGTATTATCTTTTAAAATCTTCTAATAAAGTTGCACAGGAGAAAGGTGCTTGTGGTTCATTCTCTCGTACAAAATATGCTGATGGAATTCTTCCTATAGATACATATAAGAAAGATATAGATGAATTAGTTCCTAATGACCTTTCACTTGATTGGGGAAATTTACGGGAGGACATACTCACTCACGGGTTACGACACTCCACGTTGTCATCACAAATGCCATCGGAGAGCAGTTCGGTTGTGTCAAATGCCACGAACGGAATCGAACCCCCTCGTGGATACTTGTCCATTAAGAAATCGAAAAAGGGGCCTCTTAAGCAAATTGTTCCACAGTATGGTACATTAAAAAATAATTATACACTCTTATGGGATATGCCAGATAACAATGGTTATATTAATATAGTTTCAGTTATGCAGAAATTCTTTGATCAAGGAATCTCTGGTAATTGGTCTTATAATCCAATGAATTATGAGAACAATGAGGTTCCAGTATCTGTTATGGCAAATGATTTCCTAACTACATACAAATATGGTTGGAAGACTTCATATTATCAGAATACTTATGACTTTAAAACAGATGAAATAGAGGAACCAGCACACCCTGTTGGTTGGCATGATAATATAGAAGAAGTTGGTATTCAAGGTAAAAGTAAATTACAAAGTTTGATGAGTGAACTTTTAAATGCAGAGGAGGAAGCGTGTGACAGTTGTGCAATCTAAAATTAAAGGGATGACCGTTTTCAATCCTAATAAGGTTGACTTTAAGAAACAAACAATGTTCTTTGGTCAACCTTTAGGTGTTCAAAGATACGATCAATATAAGTATCCAGTCTTTGATAAGTTAACTCAACAGCAACTTGGTTATTTTTGGAGACCTGAAGAGGTATCTCTACAGAAAGACCGTTCTGATTTTGCAACTCTGAGACCAGAGCAGAAACATATCTTTACTTCTAATCTGAAGTATCAGATATTATTGGATTCTGTTCAGGGTCGTGGACCTAGTATGGCATTTCTACCATATTGTTCTTTACCTGAGTTAGAAGCATGTATGGAAGTATGGGGTTTTATGGAGATGATCCATAGTAGATCTTATACTCATATTATTAAGAATGTATATTCAGATCCTTCTGAGGTCTTTGATACTATATTGGATAATGAAAAGATTATAGAAAGAGCAGAGAGTGTTACAAAAGCGTATGATGAGTTTATTAAGTATGCACAAGATTATGGTCAAAGTAATAGTTGGAAAGATGATATGCGTGATCATCCTAATTCTGAATGGACAAGAAAAGATTTAAAGAGACATCTTTATAGGGCAATAACTAATGTTAATATCTTGGAGGGCATTCGTTTTTATGTTAGTTTCGCTTGTACTTTTGCCTTTGGTGAACTTAAGCTTATGGAAGGATCCGCAAAAATTGTCTCCCTTATTGCAAGAGATGAGAATCAACACTTGGTACTTACCCAACAAATCTTAAAGAAATGGCGAGATGGTGATGATCCTGAGATGATAGATATTATAAAAGAAGAAGAGGGTTATGTATATGATATGTTTAAAAAGTGTGTGGATGAAGAAAAGGCATGGGCAGAATACTTATTTAAAGATGGATCTATGATTGGATTGAATGATAAGTTATTACATCAGTATGTTGAATGGATTGCAAATAAGAGAATGAAGGCAATAGGATTGAATCCTATCTATGATATTCCTCTCAGAAATAATCCATTACCTTGGACACAGCATTGGATATCATCTAAAGGATTGCAGGTGGCCCCTCAAGAGACAGAAGTTGAGTCCTATATAGTAGGTGGGATCAAACAAGATGTCAAAAAAGATACCTTCTCAGGATTCAAACTCTGATATAGAATGGGATATGGATGCTTTATATGATTCTTTTCGTGATGCTGCAGATGAATATGAACAAGTTATGAAACAGTTAGAAGATGAAAACTCAAAGTGCGAAAGCGAAGGGTAGAAGATTACAACAATGGGTTCGTGATCAACTCATAGAACAACTCGATGTTCATCCAGAGGATATCGAGTCTCGTAGTATGGGAGCAGGTGGGGAAGACCTGATTATGGCCCGTGCTGCTAGACAAAAATTTCCTTATAGTATAGAATGTAAGAACGTAGAGAAGTTGAATATTTGGGATGCCTATTCACAAGCATCTGCTAACTCAGGAGATTACGAACCTATTTGCGTAATAAAAAAGAACAACGTGAAACCACTCGTTGTTCTTGATGCTGAATATTTTATTGATCTTTGTTCTAAATTAAATGAATTTTAAACTTGGAGAATTTGTAATGCCATCTAATCGTGGAGTATGGAATGGAAAATCTGGTGGAGAAGGTGGAACACCTCAATCAGAATTAATGGAAACACTTAATGGTAATGCATATCCTGATCCATTTCCTCATTTAATATTAGAAAACTTTTATAATGAAGAGGAGTTGGAATTAGTTTGGGAAGAACTTAAATTTTATACTAAACCAGGTAAACTTCTTGAGGCAAAAGATTTTGGTGGAGTTGTAGATAAAACAAACTCACATGCTATTGCTTTAGATGCTGTTTATGTAAATGATACAAAAAATAAAATAGAATATAGAAAACTATCTAATATCTTAACTGTAAATAGAAAATTATTTTTACCAGAAATATTACAACCTTTTGCTAAGATACACGATTGTTGTTCGGTTGCACCAATGTCAACCTATGATGTTACAAAGATAAGATATTATCATGATAAAGAGTATTATGAACCACATATAGATAAAACTTTTCAGTTTTTAGCATTCTCATACTTCTATAAAGAACCTAAGAAGTTTGAAGGAGGAGAGTTATATTTTCCTGATTATGATTATGAAGTTCCGTGCACAAATAATTCAATGATAATTTTACCTGGTTGGGTAAAACACGGTGTAAAGACAGTAAGTATAAAAGATTCAGACTATTATGATGGTTGGGGTAGATATTGTATTTCGAGTTTCTTCTGCTGTGCGAATGATTTGATGATGGAAGCTGCTGGACTTATTTAAGAGACTGTAGTTGCATCAGTTGCACCATTAATTCCACTTACGTTGTCAGTTATATTTACAGTTATACCACTTGTTCTACGGATTGCTGCACCCAAACCACCACCTAATCCACCTTCTCCAGTTACATTATTTTCACTTTCTATACTTCCACCATGTTTTCCATCTGCTCCGTCTCCTCCTTTAGATGAGGTTCCATCTTCACCATTGTTACCACCACAATCAGTTTGCGTAGTTCCACCCACACTATGAGTCACACAACCACCTTCTCCACCTTCTCCATTAGAACCACCTCCACCTCCACCGCCACCCCAGGCAAAAGTATCTTCTCTCGTCTCATCACCTCCACCATTACCACCATTACCACCATTACTTGCACTGCCAGCACTCCCACCTGAACTTCCACTTCCACCACTTCCTCCAGGTAGTCCTTGGCCACCGCCACCACCACCACCATTAGCTGCAGCTACTGGGCCTCCAAAATTTTCTTCTCTTTCTACTTTTCTATAACCTCCTCCTCCACCACCACCATATCCACCAGAAATTATTCCGTTATTAATAACCGTTGTTCCATCATATTGAATACCTAATCCGCTATTTCCTTCTTCACCAGCTCCCCCATTTGCACCAGAACCAGTTCCACCATTTCCACCATCTCCTCCTGCACCATATAATGCACCAGAGGAACCTACTTCTACAGTTAAAACTGTTCCTGAGTTCCAACCAGTTCCAGTTCTTACAGCACAATGGGACTCACTAGTACCCCCAGTTGATGAACCAATTGTTTTATTAACATGAATTCTAGTTTTAGTTCCACCTGAGTTTGTTGGACGCTCTTTATACCAACCTCCAGTAAGTACAGTATGAGTTGCAGTTCCAGCTGCAGCATCGTATCTTGTTTTTGCTACTGTTGGTCTGTTTTCTGTTTCTCCAGAATGATAATCTATAATAACATTTAATCTTTTACTATGAAAATCACTAAACTTTATTGTACCACTTTGTGGTACTCCAGCATCAAGTGGTTGATTGGTTAATCCACCAACAGTTTGACTAATTCTATATTCTCCTAAGTCTCGATCAGTATTTTGACCGAACTCAGTTTCTATTTCGCTAAATTTTATTGAATTTCCGCTAGTTGGTAATACCATTGTGTTAGTGACTATGAGATTTTAGTTCATCGACTTCTTTTTTGAGTTCTTTAATTGCCTCAATAAGAAGAGGTATAAGTTTTTCATAACGAACTGCTTTAATTCCACTACTTCTTGTTGTGGTTACATTAGGAAGATTGAGTGCTTCTATTTCTTGTGCCAGAATACCAGTATCCCTACCCTGTCCACCAATATAATCCCATTCATCAACATCTTCTTCTTTCCACTCAAATGTATATCCACTTATACCCATTATTTTGGCAATAGGATCTTTAATTTTCTCTAAATTATTTTTTAATTTTGCATCAGAAGTATGAAAAGCTTCAATGTCACCGTCAACTCTTAGAGTATTGTCACTTGGTCTAAATTGTATACCATTTCCACTGGAAGCATTGTCTACTAATAAAGGAGCATTAACTCCAGCAGTATTTGCTGAAGTAAAGATTAACTGCCTATATGTTGACCCCGTATCATTTGTTAGTGATACTGCATTTGCACTACCCACGAATACTGGAGCAGTAACGTTACCACCAAAGGTTCCTGTGCCACCTACATGAAGGTTTTTTTCTATACCTACGCCACCATCTATTATTGTACTACCAGTATCTTTACTTACTGAATCTGTAGAGTTGGTTACTACAAGTTTTGAAGCAAACGAAAGATTATCCGTTGACGCTAGTTCTTGTATCTGACTCGCAGCAGTATTTACAATCAGTGGAATTCGATCAGCCATTTATCAAAGTACTTTTTTCTATTTATGCAAGGTTGACAGGGTAAGAATAATAGTATATAATATATTTGTGTTTGATCAGCACATTGGGAGTGACTGAATAAACTTACTGGCAATCGCTGGTTAAGGTGATAAGACACAGGTGGTGCTGCACCGAGAGGTGAATCGACTCAACCAGTCGGGTCTTAGGCAAAGATGTATTTACTCTGT